CCTGTCTAACTTTTCGACTATCAACAAGTCGATTGTTATTAAACCAGGGAATCAGATTCAGACTCTGAGTCTGAATAAGAATATCCTTGCTAAGGCAAAGGTGCAAGAGACTTTCGATCGTGAGATTCCTATCTACGATCTGCCTTCTCTGATTCAAGTCTTCAATCTGTTTGATGGCACTCCTGTCATTGACACCACCCAGCAGTCTTGGTTGGAAGTTACCAATCCTGCTAACAGGTCTAAGGTCAAATTCTTCTATTCTGATCCAGACATTATCGTGCAGCCTCCTAACAAAGAGGTTGATCTGCCGTCTGAAGATGTGACTTTCCGTTTGGAAGCACCTGTCCTTCAGCAGATTCGCAAGGCATGGTCTATCTGTGGTGTGCCCGATCTGTGTCTTTATGCAGCAAATGGGGTCATGAGTCTTTGTCTGACTGACAAGAAGAATGATACTTCTAACAGTTATCAGATTGAAGTTGGTGACTGTGATGAAGATGAATCCTTCTGCTATTGTTTCAAGATGGAGAATCTCAAACTCTACCCTCAGAGTTATGATGTTACTATCAGCAAGCACAACGTTGCTCGCTTTGAAGCAGACAACGTGAAGTATCTTATCGCACTTGAGCCTAACAATTGATGTCTAATGATTTTTTATGGGTAGAGAAGTATCGTCCTCAGACTATTGAGGACTGCATACTTCCTGCTGAAGTGAAAGAAACCTTTCAGAGTTTCGTGGACAAAGGTGAGATCCCAAACCTGTTGCTGAGTGGCACTGCTGGTGTGGGTAAAACCACTATCGCAAAAGCACTCTGCAATGAATTGGGAGCAGACTACTATGTTATCAATGGGTCCGATGAAGGTAGATTCTTGGACACTGTACGCAATCAGGCAAAGTCCTTTGCGTCTACTGTGTCTCTCACTTCTACTAGTAAGCACAAAGTTCTTATCATCGATGAGGCGGACAACACCACGCATGATGTCCAACTCCTTCTCAGGGCGTCGATCGAAGAATTCCAGAAAAATTGTCGTTTTATCTTTACCTGCAATTTCAGAAACAAGATAATCGATCCCCTACATAGTAGGACTACTGTCGTTGATTTCAATGTCCGTGGCAATACTAAGCAAGAGTTGGCAGGCGCTTTCTTCAATCGTTGCCGAGATATCCTCAAACGGGAGGAGATCTCCTTCGAACCTAGAGTTGTTGCTGAAGTCATTCAAAAATACTTCCCCGACTTCCGAAGGACCCTCAATGAATTGCAGCGATACAGTAGCACAGGGTCTATTGACACTGGCATTCTGGCGACGTTAGGAGACGCTAATACCAAGTCTCTGATCGCTGCTCTCAAGAATAAGAAATTCAATGAGGTAAAGAAGTGGGTCACGCAGAATCTCGACGCTGATCCCAATTCTATTCTTCGCAAACTGTATGACAGTCTTGCACAAAACATGGAAGGTCCTAGTATTGCAGCTGCAGTTTTGATTATTGCAGAATATCAATACAAGACTGCATTCGTTGCTGACCAGGAGATCAATCTTCTAGCAGCACTCACCCAAATCATGATGGAGTGTGAATTCAAATGAGCAAGAATCATCAAGTAAAATCTAGGTGGTATTATTATTTCTGGGGCATTGCAACTGTCTCAGTGGTGGCGGGGCAACTGTATGTCGGCACAGGATATCGTGTGCTGGTTGAGCAACTACAAAAAATTGACACTGTATTGGTAATTGAAAAATGAGCAACGTAAAGAATATTCGTTTTCTCAGTGGAGAAAACTGCATTGGTGAAATCGTCAGTGAGCAAGGTGGCACAGTAACCCTTAAGGATGTTATTGTGGCAATGCCGATCAATGAAGAAGGCACTCAACTGGGATTCGCTCCTTGGGCACCGCTTCAAGATCCTGAATGTGAAGAGTTGGAAATCCAACGTGATCACATCCTTTACATCACAAATGCTGCACCTAATCTGGTTGAGCAGTATACCAAGATGTTTAATAAAGCACCCGCTGTCGTTGTACCTGAGAAGAAACTCATCCTATGAGCACACTGAAAACGCCTCTTCGTTATCCTGGTGGCAAGTCTCGCGCTGTCAAAAAGATGGTGCAATTCTTGCCATCCCTTGAGGACTATACTGAGTATCGAGAGCCCTTCCTTGGTGGAGGATCTTTTGCTATTTGGATGTCCCAGCGTTATCCGTTTATGAATATATGGGTCAATGACCTGTATGAGCCACTATACAACTTCTGGCGTGTATTGCAGGACGATGGTCCTAAACTTCGCAATGAGTTGGTGCAACTCAAATACAAGTATTGCACACCTGGATCTGCAAAGATCTTATTCCTAGAAGCAAAGGAGTATCTAGCAAATGAAACCCGAAGGTGTGAATCCTTTCATCGTGCCGTTAGTTATTACGTTATTAACAAGTGCTCTTTTTCTGGTCTCACTGAGTCCTCATCCTTTTCGGCCAGCGCATCTGAATCAAACTTCTCGATGCGAGGGATAGATAAACTTCCATACTATTCTGAAGTTATCAAGGACTGGAAGATCACCAACCTTTCTTATGAAGAGTTGCTGACTGATGATAAGTCTACCTTTACTTATCTAGATCCTCCATACGATATCAAAGATAATCTGTATGGTCGCAAAGGATCGATGCACAAAGGATTTGACCATGACAAGTTTGCAGCAGACTGTGACCGATTTATCGGTCCTCAGATGATCTCTTACAACACTGCTCAGGTGGTGAAGGATAGATTCATCGATTATAATGCATACGAGTTTGACCACACCTACACCATGAGATCTGTGGGTGATTATATGAAAGAGCAACAGCAACGTAAGGAGTTACTTCTTCTAAATTATGTCCCGTAATGATGCATATCCTCTCAAGGATTATTTGAATTCAATCAACCTCACTAAGAAGAATCTCCTTGCTAGTGAAGATCCAGATTGGGAAAAGCACTATCCCCCCTACATTGTAAACAAGTGCATGTCTCACCACATGGATACAGTAATGTATGCTAATGAGATGAATTTCTATCCCAATCTGGACAAGAAACTACAATATGATTTTTTTATAAATACCGTCAGGTCCCGCAAAAGGTTTTCGCCTTGGGATAAGAAGCAGAAGATGAATGATTTGGAAGTGGTCAAGCAATACTATGGTTATAGTAATGAAAAAGCTCGGCAAGCACTAAACATTCTGACTCCTGATCAATTAGATTTTATTAAAACCAAACTGAATAAAGGGGGAAAGAAATGAGTGAAGATCTACAATGGTCTAAAGACGATATGATTCAAGTCGAGTTAAAAGAACCTGACGACTTTCTAAAAGTTAGAGAGACACTGACCCGTATTGGTGTTGCCTCTCGCAAAGAAAAGAAACTGTATCAATCCTGCCACATCCTTCACAAGAAGGGGCAGTATTACATCGTGCATTTTAAAGAGTTGTTTGCCCTTGACGGAAAGAGAGCAAACCTTTCTTCAAATGACTTGCAGCGTCGTAATCGTATCGTACAATTGCTTTCAGACTGGGGACTCATTGTAGTCACTGATGCTGAAACTATTGCTGACGCAGCACCTCTCAGTCAGATCAAAGTCATCTCTTATAAAGATAAGGGTGAGTGGATCCTAGAGAGCAAATATAATATTGGCCGAAAGAAGACTCCTACTGAATCTGCTAGTGCATAACTTTAATTATTATGTAAGGCACCTCTCATCCCCAGGATATCTGTTGTGTGAGGTGCCTGATGCTATCAAGCAAGAATTGCAAACCAGCATTGATAATCTAGAAAAAACTCCTGAGACTGATGCTCGTGATAGTTTACGAGGGCATCTGGAAGAGGAGTGGCATCTTCCTATTACACCAAACATGTCCACTTTTTGTGAGCATTTGTCTGGTGTTTATCTGGAAAATTTTGGACTACAACCTAGCATGGGTCTAGCAGAAACCATGAGGGATATGACTCTTGTGGAGTTTAACCTAGAAAGGTTGTGGATCAACTATCAAAAGAAATATGATTTTAATCCCCTGCATATTCACTCAGGGGTATTTTCGTTTGTGATCTGGGTGCAGATTCCATACGAATTGGAAGAAGAAAGAAAACGTTACAAGAGCAACGGTGATGAAACTGCTGCGTTTATGTTTCAGTATCTAAATTCTATTGGTGGAATTGATACTGAATACCTTTATCTGGACAAGAGTTTTGAATGGAAGATGGCATTCTTCCCTGCCAGATTGAATCATGGTGTCAATCCATTTTACACAAGTGATGATTACAGAATCTCTATATCTGGAAACGTATATGTAAATGATAAATAGAGCTGCCTTGTAACTCTATAAATGGCTGAAGATAAATCTAAAGTCGTAGAGGAAAAGGCAGACGATGATGATAAAAGTGAAGTTCTTGGTAATTTGGTGAAAGTTGTTGTGCTTATATGGTCTGCCTCTCTCCTTACATTCTCTTACGTTAGACTTCCAAACGGTCAAAAGATTCTAGATTTCGATCCTACCTTTATCGCATCCGTCTTTTCTGGTTCGTTAGCTGCCTTCGGATTGAGTCCTGCCAAGTCTGGTGGTGCTCCTAAGAAAGCACCTGAGATCAGGAAGAAAGAAGAACCTGAACCTAAGGTCTAACCATGCAAAAAATTATTAACGTACTCGCAGTGCTCTCCTTCGTCGGTGTCTCAGGCATC